TAACCATCAAAGTAATAAGTTTTTTAACTACTTTGCCAGTCAATTCATAGTACGCTGCGGCATAAAATGTTTCTTGAACGAAATAATTTTCAATCCATTCTTCTGGTTTAATTTTATCAGAAGTTTTGAAGTCAATAACTGCAAGTTCTCCATCATATTCAGCAATACAATCTACTCTTCCTGCAAGTCCAAGATACTCAGAATAGAGTGTACGCTCAATTGCATGAATATTATTTATCTTATCAAGTTCTGGTTTAGCATGATAAAACATAAACTTTGTTAGGGGTTGGTAATCATCCCAATTTAGTTCTTTGTTTTCCAGATAGTCCTGACAGACTTGGTGAAAGTCAGTTCCTCTTGCAGTTGCTCTTTTAGTAATACGGTTTGCTTCTTCAAGACCAACACGCTGTCTCCACTTTACAAAGATTTGACGATTGTAAAATGAAGTGACTGAAGTGATAGAAGGCACCCACTGTCCATCGGGAAGATTGTACAGACGGATGCCATTTGTTTCTTTCTTTTCTAATTCAAGTTCACCTAGGTAATTATGATGAATAAAACTCATACTCCGATTTCCATTTTAGCCAAGATGTATTCTTTCACTAATCCAGAGCGGACAATATCATCAACCCCAAATTCAATAATATCAATTGAAGGCATAATACGAAGTACTTTCATGAAATCAATAATTCCATTCTTCTCATTCGTCTTAAGAAGGTCAGACTGGGTAGCATCACCACAGAACATGATCTTACTATTTTCACCTACACGAGTAATTATACTATCAAGTTCATGATAATTCAAGTTTTGGAATTCATCTACAATGATGATTGCATTGTCAAGAGTAGTTCCACGAATAAAAGAAGTGCTCCAAAAACTAATCGTTCCTTGAGTTTTGAGATTACCATAGAGCATTTCAAAATCTGCTTCTGTTGGCAATTCAAACATATACTTCACCATATTCTTGTATGGAATTTGATACAGCGAAGATTTGTCTTCATGGTCTCCAGGAAGAAAACCAATCTCACGAGTTGCTACAAGAGAGCGAACAATGTAAATCTTTTCGTAAGGTGATCTTTCATCAAGAACATCTCTAAGTGCATTGTATAAGGTAATAAATGTTTTACCTGTACCTGCACATCCGTATGCTACCAAGTTTTGATCATTCTTGTAGCATCGGAAAAGTTCTTTCTGGTTTTCTGTAAGAGGTTCAATTGACCTCATTAAATCCAGGTTAATTGGCTTTTTGCGTTTCATTTGTTTATTGCTCATTCCAAATGGAACTGGAGACTTTGGAGTGTTTCTTTTAGTTGGCATAATTCAAATAGGTTTTACGTTGGAACCAGGCATTTTGGAGGCACGATGGAGAACATCGTTCCACCCAGGATGAGACTTTTTAAGTCTGTCGTATATCTCTCCGACTTCTCCAGAGTTAGGACAGGTTGAAGGGTCACTCCAATCTCTATCCCATTCTGGATTGTCTTTTTTCCATTGATCCCAATCGTAAACACTCATTGTCACTTCTTTTTGTTCACCAGTCTCTTTATTAATAACGGGATATACTGCCATAAATTTCAATAAACTATAAGGATATTTATTCAATAGTAATGGATGGAGGATCAATACACTCTGGGCAATCTTCACGAGTCCAACCAAGTGCTTCAGATACTGCAGGGAACTGGCAGGTAAAGATACACTTAGCAGCATTTGCAATATCCATATGCTCCTTCTGTGTGCCGTGTCCAGACCTCAAATCAATATAATGGATCCAAGACCTTACTGAACCGGTCATATAGAGGCGTGTAGGGGTCGCTAAGGGCAGAACAAACCTTGCACACTCCTTAGCAATCCCAGCATCAAGCATATCCTGATAGAGTTTCATTGCTTCACCAAAGTGATGCTGCATCAGAATCTGATATTTTTGAATAGTAAAAGGATCAACATCATCAATACTATTCTGGCGGTTCTTTGTATCCTGACGGCGAAGTTCAGGAAGAGGGATGGTATCTCCAAGCAAAGAACTGTCAGCATATCGTTGTGAAAATTCTTGATATGTAAAGCTCCTATGGCGAAGTATCTGGGCAGCAATACCACGAGTAGTATTAATCTCAAGAGTCATACTTGCCTGCTCAAAGATACTCCAATGTTGATGCTGGATACAATACTTGAGAAGACCAGAGAACTTTTCATTATCCTGATTAGCAGGATTACTTACCCTAGCACAATATGCCATATGTTTCTCCGCATCGGGAGTAACACTAATTAGTTTGACTTTATCAATCATAACATCCTCAATAATTTATAGTTTTTGTGGTGATTTCTATCACCCCTATATGTTTTGTGCAAATTTTGTTTTGTTAGATTATTTTCTAAACAGAATTTAGAAAGATTTTCTATTTCTATTATATCACCACTTGGAATTTCAACCAACCACTTTTTAGAATTATTTGGCATAATAAAAACATTATTCCTAATAGCATCTTGAATATTTTCCTTTATGGTTCCCCACTTCAAATTGTCTAAAGAGTTATTGTCTTTATTATCATCAAGATGCCTAACTACTTCATAATTGTGTGGATTTGGGATAAATGCTATAGCAAGAAGTTGATGCAACCCCCTATGTTTTCTTTTTCCTTCTACATCATATAAAGTAAAAGAACAATATCCTCTTCTATTCTTATGACCACTTATAAATTTTTTAAGTTTAATTGAATAAACTTTTCCATCTGGATATATTTTATAGTGAGGATATTCATCAAGTATTTTATAGTCCGTCTCCGTCATCATCGTTTACTAATCTGTATGAATTATTTATACGATTAGTCACATCATCATAGTCATCATCATCTCCGTCATAAAATACTTCGTCGTAATCAGTAATGTGTTGTGTAATCTCTTCGTAGTTCATTTTATATGAATCTACATCAGAATAAACTTCTGACTTTAAGCATTCTACCAGAGACTCAAGGTTTCTGACAATCAGCTTAAGCTTCTCTCTATCCATTTTTATCAACCTCAACAAAGGTAATTATATACAAAAAAAGAGGGTTCGTCAAGAACCCTCTTATATTATTTTGCTGCTACTAGCGTAGCAAGAGACGCTTGTTTACGTCTCTCTTCTTTTTGCTTCTGCTCTTTAATGAGTTGAAGTGCATTAAGTTTTTGCATCACTTGTGCCCCTCTTTTACAAACTTAATACCACGGTATGTTTCGTTGTATTGTTGGGGTTGTTGCATCATTTGCTGTTGATACTCAAGACGCTTTTGAGTATCATACTCTACGCCACGATACACTACTTTAGACATTAGGATTTCCTCCAGAATGAGATGGTTAATCCCGTTCCTTCGGGCGGTTTGCGTTTGCTATTCGCAAATAGCAAATGAACGTTCCGTTCCGCCGTCCTACTTGCGTCCAGTTTCCTGGATGAACGTAAGGGTATTATAGACCCATCGCTCTATATAGGTAAATTTTTTTGTAACTTTTGTTACAATTTTAATCTCTAGTACGCCAGTCTTCTGGTTTATCCTGACTAAAGAAATCTATAATATCATCAGCACTATTGAATCTAGTTTTATGATTTGATGGATCAGGATCTCCCAAATCCAATGCATTCATAAAGTCATCTAAACCACCTTCCTGCATATCAGGATTAGCAGCACGGCGTCTTGCTTGTCTTAAAATAGTTGAGGCAGAACGATTTGCCTTTGCTAGTTTTTCTGCCCATATCATTTCACTTAACTCTACAGATTCGCCTTTCACAATTCTCTCGCAGATTGCTTCAAGGCGAAGACGGTATTGAGTAGAGAGCATATACTTCTCCAGATATAGTGTATTTAGTTAACGCTCAATATAACTTAGGGTATGATTTTGAGCATAAAGTTGTTGAATAATAATATCGCAACCAATCTTTGGGTTGCAATCACCACAAGTATAAACATCCACTGCAGCCTTACCTTCCTCAGGCCAAGTATGAATACTGATATGACTTTCTGATAGCAAACAAATTACAGTGACACCTTGTGGTTCAAATTTCTTTGAGATAGTTTGAACCACAGTAGCACCACTTGCAACAGCAGCATTCTCCAGTAAGTCTATAAGGCAACGCTCGTCGTCCAAAAGAACAAACGAGCATCCATACAAGTTAAGTAAGTAATGTTTTCCCATTATTCAATTGCTTCAGGATCTATTCCATATTCATCTAGTAATTTATCAATCTTCGTTTCTTGTCCTGAAAGTTTTTCAATTTCAAAAATAGAAGACTTTTGATATTTTTTAAGTTTCTTATACTCTTTGATTAGTTTATTAACTTCATTGTTTTTAAGATAGAGTTTTAGTTCTCTATCTTTTGATGGTTTAGCAAAACCCTTAAAACCTTCACTCATCTTTTTTTCTTTTTCTCAGGTTGTTTATATCCCCATAGTTTGGGATTAGTACGTCCATATCCAAAGTCAATTTTTTTAACTGCTCCTGGACCATACTTATCATAGTACATATCAAAAATACGAACTCTAGTTCCTCTAACTAAATCTAGATGCTCTTTATCATCAACACTATACCAAATCAAATAAGCATCATTTGGAAAAGAAGAATCTTTTGCTGCTTCTATGTTTGTTTTTTCTAAGATAATATCGCAACCATAGCTAGAGGGCAGAACCGACCTTTCATCTTTTCCAAATTCTGCCATATCTTTCTCCATATTTACTGCAACTGTCACGAACGACCACCCCATTGAATGTCAGGGTACGCTTCTTTTACATTATCAAGAGTTATTTTGTATTTAGTGCTTAGTTTCTTATCCTTAGTAAGGATAACCACTTCAGCTTCTTTTGGATGAAGTCCCCTAAGAAGATTAATAAACATCATCTCACGACGAATATTATTCAGAGAATCATTACCTCCTCTCACATAGTGATAAAGATTCTGATACTCTCTGCGTAGAGATGTTTTACCTCTGCCATCAAGGTCTTGCCCCGTAGCAGATTCTCCCCCCAGTGCTTCTTTCCTAAGATTGTCTGATAGGGTTCCAGAGTAAACAGTCTGGTCATTTGCTTCTGCATAAGGAACGTCACCTTCTGGAAGAAGACTTACGACAGATTCATCAAAGTTCCAAATAAAAACAGTCTTGAGTGAGTCGTGTGCATATGTCTTAAGCACTTCAACTTTTTTTGCATTAGAACGTTGCTTTGATGCTAATTCTAAAATTTCAAATACAAAAGGATTTACTGGAAGTGTTTCAATAGACACTTCATCAGTCTTCTTCCTCGTCTTCGTAGTAGTCATAATCGTTATTTTCAAATCGTACAGATACTATTTCGTCAGGAATCACCTGCCCATTCTCATCAAAGAACTCTGGATGCAAATATGGAGGTTTTGATTCTAACAAATGCCTATAGGTTAACCAACCTATTATACCCCCCGTCATAAAAAATAGCAACGTGAACATTACAGTGAATGTAATTACATATGCTGTTTCCATTTGTTTTCTCCAGAGAATTTATTTTTTTCTAACATCAAAATG